GCCAATTCCCACTATCGGGCATGGCGTACAAATGGTCAGATCGAGGTCGCAAGATATTCCCGTTTACGATCTCGGGCGCACAGTCAGGCGTAAAGATGCGCTTTGACACTCGACGCAACGCTGTCGGCGTAATTCTGATTGAACAAAAGAACCCAGCGACAGCAGTGTTTGAGGGTGCAGGCCGTAAAGACACAAACCGTTTAGGCACATCACTTGACTCGGTTAGCTCTGAGCGTGGCTTTGCCATGGCGATGCCGGGTAGGACTCGACTAATCGGGCCAGCGGTCTATAAAGCACGACGCGGCATTGAGGGCGAAATGGAAAAGATGGTGCTTAAAACCATTAACGAAATACAAAAGGACTTGAACTAATGGCACTGTCAATCCCCATCATCAGCGAGTTCCAAGGCGGTGGCGTAGATAAAGCCATCAAACAGTTTCAGCAACTTGACGGCGTAGGCGCAAAGACAGGCTTCGCACTCAAAAAAGCGTTCTTGCCTGCCACTGCTGCGCTCGGTGCATTGACCGCTGGCATTGGTCTCGCCACTAAAGCAGCAATGGAAGATGAGGCTGCACAGCTCGAGTTGGCTCGCCAGTTACGCGTCACTACACAGGCCACAGATGCCCAGATTAAAGCGGTTGAGCAGTCCATTAGCGCGTTTAGTAAGCAGACCGCAATGGCTGATGATCAGCTGCGACCAGCTTTGGCAAACCTTGTGCGTGCCACAGGCTCGCTTGAGTTGTCACAAAAGGCAATGGCGGTCACTGCTGATCTGGCTACAGCCAAGAACATTGACATGGAGACCGCAAGCGTCGCAGTGTCTAAAGCTCTTGCAGGCCAGACCACTGCGCTTATCAAACTTGATCCATCGCTTAAGGGCGTGATTGACTCGTCCTCGAGCGCCGATGAGATCATGCAGGCGCTTAACAATTCGGTCGGCGGTGCTGCTGAGACCTTTGCCAATAGTGCTGAGGGCGGTCTAAAGAACTTCGGCATCCAGATGGATGAACTGAAAGAGAGCATCGGAGCAGCGTTTATTCCAGTCATGGAAAAACTCTTGCCTTATGTGCTGGACTTTACGACATTCTTGCAAGACAACACCACAGCGCTGCTCGTAGTTGCTGGCGCGATCGCAGCAATGACAGCGGCCATTGTGACAGCCAATGTCGCTATGAAGGCATACAACGCATTCCAGTTGGTCGTTACGGCTGGCAACGCGGTGCTGGCAGGATCGTTTACTACGGTCTCGGCATCAGCTGGCGTATTGACTAAAGGCTTAGGTTTAGTAATCCTTACTCTTGGCCTGCTTTACGAGGTGTATCGCGAAGGCCCTCGAGCAGTAGCAGAGTTCATGTTGCCGTTTAAGCAGTTTGCTGTAGGCGTGTACAACTCTGTCAAGGTAGTTGCCAACGGCGTTAACCAGATCATCAACGCCGCGATCATTGGACTTAATCAACTGATTAACGCGCTTAATGTGATACCGGGTGTAAGCATTGACTTAATACCGCTAGTTCCAATGCTGGAGTACACGGCACTGCCAAAACTAGACACGCCAGCTGCTCGAGGCTCAGGCTTCGCTCGTGAAGGTGGAACAGGCTCTATTGGCACAAGCCCTGTGGCAATGATCGAGGCAGCCCTTGTAGGCGCACCTAGCGCAAGCGGTGGCGGCGGTGGCGGCAAGACAGCAACCGTGGCAGACCTGAGCAAGAACTATGCAGGCAACATGGGCGGCAACTACGGCATCACAGGCAACGCAGCAGACTTCTCAAGCCTCTTCGATCAGTTCATGGTTGAGCGCGGCACACCGATCACAGTCAACGTCAACGGCGGTCTAGCCACATCAGCAGACATCGGTCGTGCTGTAGTAAACAGCATTAAAGCCATGAACCGAGTAGACGGCCCAGCACAAATACAGGTCGCCTAATGGCTGCCACGATCGTCCAGTCAGGGTCTTACGATCTCCAGATCGCTACAGGCTTCCTGATTGACGCGTTCACGCTTGACGACCCAGTGAAAGGCTTGCTGGACTCGCCTGATTATGTGCTAGACGGCACGACAGAGTTTGCGTCCGTAATTGACGGCGCCACAGGCATCAGCGTGTTTCGTGGACGCAGAGACATTGGCGACCAGTTCACTGCTGGCACAATGAGTTTCGATCTAAACGACACTTTCACGGGCGGCATCTTCAACCCGTTTGACACACAGTCACCGTATTACGACACCGCTCAGGCTGTGCCGGGTCTAGCCCCTATGCGTAAGGTCGTGCTCAGCCGTGAGGGTGAGGAACTGTTTAACGGCTACATTGTCGACTATTCGTATGGCTTTAACCTTGGCGGCCTTGACACAGTCACTGTTACTTGTGCCGATGACTTTTATCTGCTTAGCCAGACCTATATGGACGAGTTTAATGTGACCGAGGAACTAGCCAACGTGCGAATAGAAGCAGTGTTAGACCTGCCAGAAGTAAACGCTTTTACTGGCGTAGGTCAGCGCAGCATAGAAACCTCGACGATCACGCTGGGCGGCGCAGCTGCTTACACCGTCCCTAACGGAACATCGGTCGCCGCGTACATGGCAAAAATTAACGAGTCTGTGCAGGGCCGCATTTTCATTGCGCGCGACGGTACTTTCACATTCCAAGACCGCGTCGGCAACACACTGTCAGCGTCATCGGCAGACTTCCACGACGACGGCACAAACATCCCTTACGACAATGTAGGCATTAGTTTTGAGGCCAATCAGGTCATTAACCGAGCGTCAGTAACCCATGCCGGGGCAACAGTGCCAGAGATCGCCGAGGACTTAGCATCGCAGGCCACATACTTTATTCAAACCACCGCCATTGTGGATGCGCTAGTTCACGACAACACAGCAGCCCTAGCCCTTGCTGATTACCTGCTGGTAGGCCAGCCAGAGGCTCGTTACACCAATGTGTCAACCCCGTTTGCAGCTCTTACCGATGCCCAGCGCGACGTGGTAGCAGTCCTGGAAATCGGCAAGACAATCACCATTGAGAAGTCATTTACCAGCGGCAACACGATCACATCGCTCGCGCAAGAACTAGCCATTGAGGGCATCCAGCACGAGATCGACCTATCAACAGGCCATCGCATAACCCTGTTTACCTCACCTACCACGTTGGTGTTCGAGCTAGTTTTGGACGATGCCGTGTATGGCACAATCGACACAGAAAATGTCTTAGGATAAGGAGCACTTATGGCAACACCGACCACACTTCCAGCCAGTTTTGTTAGCGGCGACGTACTCACCGCTGCACAATTAAACAACTTGCGCGGCGCGTTTCGTGTTTTGCAAGTTGTAAGCACCACCAAAAAAGACACATACACAGACAGCAGCGCGTCCGGAACATTAACCAGCGTGACAGGTCTATCTGTTGCAATTACGCCCTCATCGGCTACATCAAAAATTCTTGTGTACGCGACTTTTAACTACGGCGCAAACGGTGGCAATCGTGCAATTTTTGCTTTTACAGGCGGCAACACAGCCACGGCTTACATTGGTGACGCGGCAGGCAGCAGGCGACGCGTAGCAACAGGCGCGCAATCCATAGACGCAAACGATGTAGTGCCAGTCACCATGCTTTACCTTGATAGCCCTGCAACGACTAGCGCCATTACTTACGCTGTGCAAGCCGCCGACATTGCTGGCGGAACTCTTTACATAAACAGGTCAAGCACAGACACAAACGGCACCAATTTTGCGCGATATGCGTCAACTATTGTTGCTTGCGAAATTAGCGCCTAAAAGTTGCTATGCGATGGCGTTACTTTTTGGGCTGCGCCATCCTTGTAGCAGTAGTGGCTTGGGGTTGTAGTGGATGCAGCAGCACACGAGTCAACATTGAGCCGAACCGATGCTTTACGAGGACGGCTTGCGATGTCGCCAGAGGATAAACACGCCCGACTCATTCTGATCGTCGGCATCACACTCTCAATCAGCTTCGCCGCAATCGTGCTCGGCTTTGTGTACGGCCTGTTGTTTGTCAACCAGCCGCTCGAACAAGCACCCAACGACGCAGCCTTTATAGACCTACTCTCAACCGTTGTCGTGTTCCTCACGGGATCACTTGGCGGCCTATTAGCATCTAACGGAATGAAAAAAACAAAACAGACAGGGACAACAGATGAAACCAAATGATAAAGCAATGATCTCGACCTACATCAACAGTGCCATTGCAGCAGCAGTCGCGCTCTACATGTCAGGCAACACCGACCCCAACGACCTACTCGGCGCAGCCATCGCAGCAGTAGCACCACTATTCATCGGCTATGTCAACCCGAAAAACAAAGCTTAT